CTGGCAGGACGGGTTCCACCTGGACGGCTCGTGGTCCGGCCACCGGCAGAACCAGAAGGACGTCCTCTTCGAGCGGTGCACCGCCACGCGCTGCGGCCGGCGGACGAGCCCGGTGTCGGTCGAGAAGTTCCGGTCCGGGTTCTACGTCCAGACGGGCCGGCTCATCGACTGCCACACCGAAGCGTGCGCCAACGCCGGGTTCGGCATCGTCAACGAGAAGGCGAACACGCTCAATGTCATCAACTGCTCCGACGAGGGGTCGGCGTATGGCATGATCCTCAACTACGGCGCGCCGGGCGCGAAGATCCAGTTCACGAGCACGGGCGCAAAGGTGCGCGCGTTCGTCGGGCAGGCCGGCTCCGGCGGCAGTCTCGACCTGACACTCGTGGACCCACCATCCCCCGCCGTCACCTTCGGCCGGGCCCTCCGCATCGACTACCTCGGCTGCGACAACCACGCGGCACAGCAGCGCGACAAGTACGATAAGATCGGGTATTCGATTCAGGGGCCGGCCATCACCATCCGGGCGGCGCAGAAGCCCGTGGTGGAGGTCTGGAAGACGTCCACGCTGAACGGCGCGATCGTGTACGACATTGGCCCCGACATGACCATCCCCGACGAGAAGCCCCCGGCCGTCGACACACCCGAAGTCCCGCCCATCGTCCTGCCCCCGGAGCCCGAGGCGTATATCCTGTCCGAAGACGGCTGCATCAAGACTGTCCTGCCAGACGGCACGAAGGTGATGCTTGTCGGCGGCGGGTTCATGGACGACGACGTGGCGGGGCATTTCCCGCACGGCTCGCGGTGGAAGAGGGTGGTCGAGTGACCCTCGGGGCGGGATCCCCCCGCCCGCCGCAGCAGGTCGACGACCTGATCCGGCAGTGGGGCGCCTATCGCCTCTGCCACGTCCACGACGCCCCCACCACCGTCTCGCGCCGGCTCGACATGCTCAATCGCGTCTGGCGCGAGTGCGGCGAACAGGGGCTCTTCCTCGCCGACCCCGCCATCGTCGCGAACCACTTCTACGCCCGCCGCGCGCGATCGGGCCGCACCACGCGCACCGCCCGCGCGATCGCCGCGACGCTCGAGGACTTCCGCGCGTGGTGCACCGTCACCGCCAACCCGGGCGAGTAGATAACCGGCTCTCTTTTACATCATGTTTAAGTATACCTCATTTCTAACTATTATAATGTCCGACATCGTGCCGATCCTCGGCGGCGTCATCGCCGTTCTGGGACTGGCCGGCGGGTACATCGCCTCTCGCCGGGGCCGCGCGCTCGTCGCGTGCGTGCAGTCGTTCGCTCTCCTCGCATCCTGCTACTATGCCATGAAACCGGGCGGCTACACGGCCACCGAGAAGGACAAGCTCGCCGACGCCGCCATCGCGTTCCTCGATTCCGTCGAAGCGGCCGGCATCGAGATCGCGAGGCCGAAGTGATGCCCGCCGACCCGTCCGCCGCGTGGGACTCGTCCAACATCGCGCGCTCCGAGGCCGAGCGCGGCCGGTACGCTCCCGAGTTCGAGCAGTCCGCCAGGAGATTCCCCGCGCCGGTGCGGGTCATCGTCGGCCTGTCTGACTGACCATGACCGAAAACCGCCTCTCCTCATACCTGTCGACGCTCGAAGTCGTGAAGCGCGACCCCGTCATCCTCCACCGCACCGGCGCCACCGCCGCCGGCGACCTCCTCGCCGCCCCGACCATCACGGCCGCGAAAGACGAAACCGTCGGCGTCATGGATGCGGCCGAGCACAACGTGGCCGTCGCCGTCGGCACCTGCTACGGATACAGCACCCGCTCCGACATCGTCGCGATCACCCCGGACGAAAACACGTCCGTCCTCGTCACCATCCCGCAGGTGGTCGGCGCCGAGTCGTACGTCGTGTTCTTCAGCACGGACGCGGCCCCCAAGAGGCTCTGCGAGATCACCGAGGCACAGCGGGCCGCCGGGTGCGTCGTGACGGACGTCGAGACCGTGACCACGACCGGAGGGACGGCCGGCAAAGTCCTGGTCAAGCTCGTCGGCACGGGCGCGGACACGGACGCCGCCCTGTACGCCACCAATTACGCGATCTCCCCCGGCCTCGTCGCCGTCGCCGGCACCGGGACGTCCGGCGCCATCGACTGCACGGGCCGGCAGACGGCCTACGTCCGGGCCATCGCGAACCCCGTGGCCCTGACGGCCATGCCGGCGCTGACCGTCGTGCCGTTCGTGAAGACGGGCGACCAGTGGGCCCCCGGCAGTCCGGGCATCGTCACGGCCGGTGTGAGGAGCGAGACGTTCACGGTTGACGTGAAGGGCGCGTCCGAGTTCGTCGTGGCCGTGAAGACGATCACCGCAGGGGCAACGGCGGACGTCGCCGTGCAGCTCGTATGATCCCGTTCGGGCTGGAGTCGCTCATGACACTCTCTCTCCCCCTCGCCCGGCGCGCGACCAAGTGCTTCGTCCCCGGCGCCGCGGCCATCTACCTGTTCAACGAGGGCACGGGCACGACCCTCCGCGACTTCTCCGGCAACGCCTACGACGGCACGCTCGGGGCCGGTGCCGCCGCGCCGACCTGGACCCCGCAGGGCGTTTCGTACGACGGTGGCGACTGGATCAACCTCTCCTCGCTCGTCCCGGCCCTGAAGGGGCTGACCGAGTTCACGCTCCAGATCGTGTGCTCGACGACAACGAGCGCTCCGCACAAGGGCATCTTCGGGGCGGCGAAGTTAGACACCAACGCGAACGCGATCCGCATCCGCGACTCGACGAACGGCAGCGCTGACGCCGATGCCGTCAGGGTGCAGGTGACCGATGGAACGGCCATCACGTCGCTCCAGCTCCCCGGCAGACTCACCGCAACGCCCGACCTCATCACCGTTCGATTCAGGGGAGGCGAGGTTCTCGAAGCCCGGAAGGGGCTATACGGCACATGGGCGCGTGAGACGACGGGGGTCGTCGCCGCGACGAACGCGCTCGAAACCTTCACGTCGTTCTACCTCGGCAGGGCCGGCGACTTTTATTTCCGGGTCGGAGCGGATTCGTTCTTCACGGTCTACCCGACATTCCTCGCCGACGCGCAGGTCGACCAGAACTGCCGCGCCATTAACGCCATCATGGCGCCCCGGGGGATTGATATAAATTTATGACGCCGCCTCCCCCAGAACCTCCCGTTCTGCCCGAGGCCGTGCTGTTCACGTTCGACAATGCGTGGGATAGCGTGTACACCCACGCCTACCCGACCCTCGAAGCACAGGGCTTCAAGGGCACCGTCTACGCGACGAGCGGCACCATCGACAGCCACGAACCCTACATCACGCTCGCGCAGTACCAGGAGATGTACGCCGACGGGTGGGACGTGGGGAACCATTGCAGCGTCCACGTCTACCTCGCCGATAAGACGGAGGCGGAGCAAGAGGCATACCTGGAGAACTGCGCCCTCTATCTCGAAGCGAACGGGATGCCCCGCGCCGCCCGGCACGTCGCCTATCCGAACGGGTCGTGGGACGAGGACACCTTCACGGCGATGGCCGCGACCGGGATGCTCACCGGCCGGACGTTTGCCCGGTCGGGCATGACGGAGCAGCTGACCCCGATAGTGAACCCGTACGAGATCAAAGGGGTGTACAACCTCTACAACAACTCGAACGTCCGCACCGTCGAGGCGGCGCAACAGATCCTCACCACGGGATCGCCCGGCCGGATCGTGACGTTCCTGGTCCACACCCTCGAACCGGCGGGCGCCGAATCTGGCGATCCGGGGTACGAGGACGGCACCGGGTGGACGCCGGAAGCGTTCGCCGAACTCGTCGCCTACGTGAAGGGGCTCGGCGTCCCGGTCGTGACCATCAGCCAACTGTACGCCTACATCCAGGCGGGGTACGTATGGCCGTGATCGCGGAGATCTGACCACATGGCACACGCCCCGGTCGACCCGAACTCGACATATACCGCGACCTTTGCGTTCGAGAAGGCCATGCTCGGCGCCTACGCCGGGCGCTGGCAATCGCTGGTGAACGACAACCTCGACCTCATCGACGCGGCGATCGCCGGGAAGGCCGCGGCGAACCACCTCCACGCCGGGACGTACGAGCCGGCGATCGCGACCCTCGCCGTCGCGAAGGGCGGCACGGGGACCGGGACGGCGCCGACCTCGGGCCAGGTGCTCGTCGGCACGTCCGGGGGGATCTACGCCCCCCCGGCCCGCGCCGACCTCGACGCGATCACGGAGGCCGAGAACCGCCGCGACGCCGAAGTCAAGACGGCCCTGAGCCGGCTCGCGCTCGCACTGCTCAGGATCGAGGACAAGCTCGACGATCTGGCCGCCGAGACGCGCGCCCGCGAACTCCGCACCGACTACCCGCACGAGGCGACGGACACGGATGATCGGTTCGTCTGACCCCGACCCCGCCGCCATGCGGGCCGCCTACGAGGCCGGCGCGAGCATCGAGAAAGTCCGGCAGCAGTTCGGCGTCTCGTATCCGCGGGCCCGGAAGCTCCTGCTCGAGGCCGGCACGGTCCTCCGCCCACCGAAGGGCGGCACGACGGGGGCGATGCAGACGAACAGCGCCGAGCGGTCGCGCCGCGTGCTCGAAGTGCTGAAGCTCATGCTCAGGGGCATCGACCGCCACGCGATCCACAAACACGGCAACGACGACCTCGGGTGGGGCGTCGACCTCGGGACCATCAACGCGTACATGATCGACGCCCGCACCGAACTCAAGGCCCGGTACGCCGACACCGTCGACGAACTCGCCGCGATGGCGGACGCCCGGGACGACTACGCCCGGCAGCGGGCCCTGGCCGTGGACGACGTCAAGACGTTTCACAGCATCAACACCGAAGCCAACAAGCGCCACGGGCTGTATCCCGCGCAGAAGATGGAGCACGCCGGGCCGGGCGGGACCGAACTCGTGATCCGGTTCGTCGACGCGCCGACGGGGGATAATGCAGACGATTGAAAAACAGGTCGCCCGCATCCCCAAGTTCGGGCGGTGGCTGGACAGCAGGACCGAGCGGATCCTCGTCGTGTACGGCGGGGCAGGCTCGGGCAAGTCCTTCGCCGTCGCGCAGCACGTCTGCCATCTGCTCCTGACCGTGCCGGACATCCGGATCGCCGTGATCCGCAAGACCCTGCCGGCGCTCCGCATCACCGCCTATCGGCTCATCCTCGACACCCTGCGCGCGTGGGGCGTGCCGTTCGCGCACAACAAGTCCGAACTGCTGATCACGGTCAACGGCTCGGAGATCCTCTTCAAATCACTGGATGACCCGGAGAAGATCAAGAGCGCCGAGTTCAACCTCGTCTGGGTCGAAGAGGCGACCGACATCGAGCGCGAGGACTTCCTGCAGTTGAACCTCCGGCTCCGGCGGGCGGGCGCGCGGCCCAACCAGATCATTCTCACCTTCAACCCGATCGACGCCTACCACTGGGTGATAACCGACCTCGTCCAACAGGAGCGGCCGGACGTGGCCGTCCTGCACTCGACCTACAAGGACAACCCGTATCTCGACGCCGACTACACGCGGCAACTCGAGGACCTGGTCAACCAGGACGAGAACTATTACCGCATCTACGTGCTCGGCGAGCCCGGCGTATTGCGGAACATCATCTACTCGAATTGGACCGTGGCGCCGGCGCCCGCGGCCCGGCCGACGGATCGGTATTACGGGCTCGACTTCGGCCACACCAACCCGTCCGCGCTCGTCGAGGTCTGCCTCCACGGCGAACAGACGTTCGTCTCGGAGCGGCTCTATCAGACCCACCTCACCAACGCCGACATCATCGGCCGGCTGAAGGAGCTGGTCGTGCCCGGCTCCATCATCTATGCCGACGCGGCCGAGCCGGCCCGGATCGAGGAGATCAAGCGGGCCGGGTTCCGGTGCCTCGCGGCGGACAAGAGCGTGAAGGACGGTATCGACTACGTCAAGCGGATCCGGCTGCACATCGACCCGGCGTCGGCCAACCTCATCAGCGAGATCCGGGCGTACAAGTACCGCGAGGACCGCGGCGGGCGCGTCCTCGAGGAGCCCGTGAAGTTCAACGACCACCTCTGCCTGACCGCCGACACGCTCATCGAAACGACCGAGGGCCAACTATGGATCAACCAGATCAAACCGGGAATGGAGGTGCTCACCTCCGATGGCTACCACGAGGTGCTCGCGGCGGGCAGAACCGGATATACACGAGACCTCCGATGGCTCTTCACCGATGACGGTTTCTGCCTCAAAGGGACGCCCGATCACCCCGTTCTGACAGGAAACGGAACCTTTATGCCAATAGACGCCCTACGATATGGTGACTACGTATGGCGGTTGAAAGGGAATCCGTTGTGTTCAACGGCGTGGAGTTCCGGCGCTATCCCAACAGCAAGCGCCGGCCGGATCGCGTCTATTACCGACCCTCTGCAAACCACATCCGGGCGGGAGTCGGACACCTCCACGTCGAGATCTGGAAGGCCGCCCACGGGCCGATCCCCGACGGGCACCACATCCATCACATCGACGGCGACCCGCTCAACAATTCCGTCGATAATCTCGCGTGCCTTCCGGGGCACGACCATCTCTCCTGGCATCAACAGAACTCCGACCCCGCCCTCGCCGAATGGCGGCGCGGACACCTTGCAAATATCCGCCCGCTCACCGTCGGCTGGCACCGATCTGACGAGGGGCGGGAATGGCACCGCGAGCACGCCCGGCAGGTCGTGGACAACCTCGCTCCGGCGGATTTTGTCTGCGAGCATTGCGGGGCAACCTATCAACGGCTCCCCGTCGGGCAGCACCGCTTCTGCTCGAACGCGTGCAGGTCTGCGGCCCGCCGCGCCTCCGGTGTGGATAACGTCGTGCGGCGGTGTGACTGTTGCGGCGCCGGATTTGAGGTTAACCGATATTCCAAGGCCCGCTATTGCTCCAAGTCGTGTGGAATGCGTGCGTCTTGGGCGGCTCGAAAGGCCCGTCCCGGTCTATAACCTGACCGTCGACGGCGCTCACAACTTCTTCGCCAATTCTATTCTCGTACACAACTGCGACGCGACACGCTACGCGCTCTACACCCACGCCAAGCGCGGGAGCGGTGCCGGCCGGTTC